ATATGTTTAAAGAATATGTTCCTAAAGATCCATATAACTTTGTGGATTTGCAAATACGGTATAAACATTATATAGTCTCAGATAAATTTCAAGAAAGTGAAACTGACTATGTATTTCGTTTAGTAAATCCAGTTACTGATCAAGAATATAAAGTATACGTTACAGATTACTTATATATGAATGTATACTTTGTTGGTGATACAATTAAATAATCCTTAAAACTTTTTTGTTATGCAAAGAGAAGATATCAAATCGTACAAAGATGCATGTAAATGTATTAGTCGCAGGCCAAGACAGTATAAAGACATTCATATAAACACGTATGAACAGCTTACTACTATTATCGCAGCTCTGAACTTCATTGCTAACGGCAATAAACCATGGTATCATGAGGTATACAAAGGTATCAAACACTGGTATGTATGGTACTGCAGTAGCACTGGTGATGGTGCGGGTTCCGGTTTGCTCCGTTTGGGTTCTAGCACTACGCTTGGCTATGCTTATGCCGATGTCGGTGTTCAATTACGGCTAAAAGAACGTGATGACGCAGAATATCTGAGAACTAACTTTACTGACCTATTATATGACTGGTTCAGAAAGTAATTATATTATTAACTATTAAAACATTATCAAAATGAAAAAGAAAAGTTTTATTGTACATGACAAAGAGACAGGAGAAGAAATTCTCATTGCTAGTGACGGATTTTGTTATGCAGAAGTATGTGACGGAAATACTGAAATAGGTGCTTCAGACAGAATATTTGTAGTAACCGAAAGTATTCAAGTTGTTCAATCATTGTACGAAGAAACGGAGGGATAAATGGAAGATAATCAATATCCGGTATTAAGAAAATCATCAAAGGGATTTTGGTGGTTATTAGTAGCTATTGCAGCTGTAATCGCTACTGGAGTAATAGTGTTTATGTGTCATGAACCTATTGCTAAAATTGTTACGTCAGAAGACGAATCAGTTTGCATTGATACTGTGAAAGCAGTAGAACCTGTATTAACTATACAGGAAGTTCTCAAATTTAGAGAAGACGTAAAAGAGGGAATGCGCATTGATAGTATATTTTTAGCAATGCCAGATGCAATCTTAATTGATATTTTGATGACTCATGGTACATCATTGTCTAATAGAGACATAGTTACCATATATGAATCAAACAAATCTCATTTTAAAGATATACTTAAAGGCGCAGTTATTCAACGTGATATAATTACCCCAACAGATTCTGTGAAGAATCCTCGTGATTCTCTAAAGCGTTAGAGAAAGTATATGCATAGTAGTATTTAACAAAGATTTATTAAGATTAATGGTTAAATGTGAATTTATAGCTAACTGGTTCGTGAGAATAGGTTAGTCTTCAGAAGATGACAAGCCTGTGGGGCGTAAGTAAGTGCATATCTATACTGTACTAAATACGATAAGATAAGTATAGAAATACTCGTATTTGTGCTTATAATCGTGCGGACGTAAAAATCAGGTGAGTTCTAAGATTTAGTTTGACAGCTATTTCTGTATGTACTCTGGAGTAATCCTAAAACATATGAGAGTCATAGAATAAAACTCTAACAAGTAATGTTAAAATTTGATTTTCTTTATTAACACAAAGCGTTAAGTGCATTTGAAATCATTTTAGTATTAGTCTCAAAGTTATGGTATTATAACTTGAATCATTCATTAACAGATGTGTTTCTTACTCTAGAATACCCTAGAGTAACGTCATTATTTTTTTATTAACTAACAATTTAAAGCCTATGTAAAATGAATAAAAACAAGAGGTATGTCACTTCTGTAACACAGCATAGTGACCAATTTCTGGCAATCCTATTAGGATTAAAAAGCATACTAGGAATGCCTATAAGCATAGCTAAACCTATAGCTAGAAGCAAACCAGGTGTAACAGTGGAGTTAAATCCACACTTTGAAATTAACTCAGAATTATCTACTGATGAAATTAAAAATCAGTTAGATGAATATGAGATAGAAATAACAATAATTAATCAATAATTATGAAAGCAGTATTAATTTTAATCAATGGTAATTACCGAAGTAATAAACATGAAGAAGATTTGATTAAAGATATCATATCTACTGTGTGTACTAATACAGATGCTGAAGGAGCAAATGCTCTTAATGTAAAGACATACGATGAAACTGATTTACTTAAGTTAATGATGCCTAATATAGATGATAACACATTTAAAGGCGTAGATACATTTAAAAACAAATTGATATCCTTCTGTAATAAGATACATGAAACAGTTGGAGATCCAATATTGTTTCATACTGATGAAGACTTTAAACTTGAGTTTATCAAGTATTTTGTAAATGACAGTACGTTTAGAACTGATCATAAAGAAGTCATAACTTACTTAGTAAAAAGAGTAGGAGTAAAAACTAACAAATCAGTTGTAATAAATGTTCTAAAAGATTTTCATCTAGAGAATATAGGTAAGTACATAAAAGAAATCAACGACGTAGTAGAACTTGTTTAATATGGGAAAAGATAAGGAGAAAGAAGTAAAAACTAAGACGGAATACAAAAAACGTCCTAAGCATAAGAAAATGGAACCTTATAATCGTAAAAAGGCATGATTGAATTAAGTAAAGAAAAACCTTATGAAGACGCATGTAAAATACTAGGTCTTCATCCTGTAGCTAATTATAAAAGCTACAAATTAACAGATGAAACTAGGAACTTCATCAAGTTAGAAACCATTGCAAAAGCTTTAAATGAAGGCTGGAAACCTACAACAATGGATCCAAAAGAGATAAGATATTATATATGGGGCTGGAACTATATAGATAATAGAAAACCTTCCGGTTTGCTCTCTTTGTATTCTAGCACTCCGCTTAGCTATGCTTATGCCGATGTCGGTACTTCTTTAGAATTCAAAGACAAAGATACAGCAAAAGAATTTGCAAGAATATGTAAGCCTATGATTGTCAAATACTTATTTGGTCGAGATGATCATGAAAACTTCAAATTCGATTTCTAACGAATGTCCTACACGAGATAATATTATCAACTGTAGTGAATGTGATCTTGAGTGTAAACTCAGAATGGCAACGAATAACAAGCAAGAGGTTCCGCCAGAGCCTCTGCTCGCTGTTATATATTACTAATTAAATTGTTAGTATGGTGGATTCCAATCAACCCAAAAGAACTGTAAATATACCAAAACCCTAATACATATCATTATGTAATGGCTATTCAACGGCAATCTGTAAATCTACAGATAAAGGGAGAGAAGGATAGGGGTTATCTGTAGAATAAGAGATAGAAATATACAGAACAGTTCTTTTTTAATTTAAAACTTAGTGTTAATTAATAATAGTATCAATCTTTAAACATTATCAAGAAATGGCAAAAGAAGAAGTAAAAGTAGCAGATGTTCTGTCTACTGAAAACATCGAGGATGTTATCAAAAATGGTGCAGTAGTAACTGCTGAAATTGCAGAAGCAGCTGCAAAGAAGGTTGCAGAAGCAAAGAAAGAGCAGTTAACGAAAGAGTTAATTTCAATTGTAAACAAGGCTGATTATACGCACAAGCGTATGGTATTGTCTATGAAAAAGACAAAGAAAGAGGCAAATATTAAAGTAGAATACTTAAAGAAGTATACTGCTCTGGTAGAAGATCTCAAATCCGGCAATGCAACTCTATCTACTACTGAGTTCCAGAAACAGGCAACAGAAGCCAAAAACATTGCAGTAAAAGCATTGCGTGAAAACGACAAATGGTATGAGGAAACCTGTGATGCACTCGACAACCAGTATCCGGAAGCAAGATACAGTTGGCGTTATGACGACGCAATCGTCGGAAGATAATAGCCACACAAGGTCCAGGAAAGATACTTGAATAATAGAGATATTAATTCTATAGAGAATCCGAAGAAAATTGAAAGCAAATGGTGAGGCCATATTACATCGGCTACTATAATAAGCAGCTTCATCCTGAATTAACAGGAAACAAACAAATGTACGATAGTGAAAACTATTCAATACTGGAGTTGGACTAGAAAACGTGCCACTGATCAAGTGCCTAAGATCGTGAGGATGTATTATAATAATTGCGCAATATATAGTATTGAATCTATACTCAAAGAGTATATTATGCAAATAGCATTCTTATGATATCAAATCGGCAAACATTATAGCAAATGTTGAGTAGTAATACTTCTGTACTAGTCTATAAATGATCAGTTATCAAAACTTATAAGTAAAATAATTTAAAAGACCAAAGGCTATGTAGGTTTGGTCGCCTACATAGCCACAATTGACTGTTAGGTCTATGAATCAGTTGTAAGACGAGGGTTTGTGAAATTCGGACCCCTTATACAGAAATGTATATTGAATAATCGGATGAATTCAAGGAAAGCTAAAAATAAAGCTCAAAACTAGCTTTATTCATGCTAATCTTGAGCTAAGTATAGAGTACACTCTATAAAAGTGCAGAGACTACTGGAGGAATATAGTTTCCTTAATAACCAGCTAGAGCGTCCGACATCTTAAGCAGTAATGACAGATGATGAAATAGTCCCTTCAGAATAGAAATATTCTGCAATACATTTACACATAAACCTTGTTTCTTCATCAGACATAGTATTCTTCATATAATTAATGCATGTAGATACAAATTGAATATTACCAGGAATATAACCTTTAGTACTATCAATTCTATCAACTGATGCACTATATATTGGATTATTATGATTTTTCTTATATGTAGGAACTAATAAAGATATTCCAGAATAAGGACATATACCTTTTTGTTTATTCCATTGTTCTTGTAAGTCTTCTAATGTAATAGTACACTCCTTATATCGTTTTCTACAGTTTCGTAGGCAATATGAAAATACTGCTTCTGGACGTTTTAAGCGTTTTATTTCATTTAGAGACCTTAAACGTTGTTTATTTTTTTCTGATCTAGAATATTCTAGCATTTTATTAGATGAATGAACACAATTATATTTACAAGAACAAGATCTAGAACAAAAACTATGACGTCCTAATTCTTTATTTCTTTTATACTCAGATAAAGGTTTAAGATATTCTTTACCGCATTGATCACATATAACAGTAATTAAACTTCTATGTAATTTATACTTTTGCATAGTATTAATTTTAGTTTAAACAGTTAAACGATTTATGTGGAGAAAGGTTAATAAAAATGTATAAATAAGACGACTCCCTCATACTCCACGCTCACCTAGAGCTTCAAAGCAATACTAAGGAAAAGAACTAGGGTATTTGATCGTGTTCTACCGTGCGCCAAGTTCTTAAATCTTAGAACGGTAGATTCGGGGTATTGTGGTTTTGATTGCAACAATGTGAAGTAGAATAGGTCAATAAGCAGATAACTGGCAATACAAGTTATGTAATGGATTATACACGCTTAGTAGCATGAAGTAATCTGAACGGCTAAGCTAATGTCGTAAAAAGCCCGGTTGTAACTAGCCGGTAGTTAAGTCTACTTTAAAAATTAGTGAGGTTAAGCATATCAGGCTAGATCAGACGTAAGAGCTGTAGAGGGTTCAAATCCCTCTAATGCTACAAATAAATTAAGTTTAATCAATAAATTAATTTGAAATGGGATTAATGAACTTTATTAGAGCTAATCTACCAGAATCTTGGGAGAAAGCTGCAACTGAACTGAAGATGAAGACAGAGTTAATAACTCGTCTACATGCAAATGTTCCCAGAATTTATAAGAATAAATATCATTATAAAGAGGGAATAAACTACATTCGTGGTGTATTTAGATCAACTTGTGCAATATACTATTTAGTAGATGCAACAGATATTGATTTAAATAAATGGAAGGTATTAGATGATAAAATCAAAGAATACATAGAAGCATGCAGATAAGATATTTTGCTTGGTTTGAATCCAAACATGAAAAAACAGAGTTTATCAAATTATTAAACTCTTGCCGCTCAGACATCGAGGCAATTGCCAAGATTATGAAATTATATCCTGAACTTAAACAATATGAAGTAGCAGGTGTAGTAGATAACTTTAGAAAAGAATTGAATAAACTATGAAACTAAATCATCCTGGAATTTACCGTATCATAGGAGAAGATTTTGAACTTCTCGCAAATGTTATTGGTGAAGCTCCAATGCTACGTATACCAAATGCGTTAGTAATGAATGACCTTATTCAAAAAGGATTATTTCATGTGGTTACTGAAGAATCTTATGAGATTCAAGCAGTATTAACAGAACCTGATAAATTCATATTCTTTGAATATGAATACTCAGAGGTTTGTGATCTACCCTCTCGTCGTAAATCAACTCGAGGAGTTAAAATGCCAGACATAACTGATGAACAATTTGAGGATTTCACACAAAGATATATTGAAGACGCTCGTACTCCTGGTAAAGGAATATGGGCAACCAAAATGTATATCGTAAGTAAAACAGAATGGTCTATACCACAAGCTCACGTTATTGTGTTACAGATTATCAATAAACTAAGGAAACATGGTCGCATATAGTTTAACTAATCGAGCATATACTCCTTGGGGAATACAGTACAAAAAGTTTAATTGGAGAGAAAGCTGGAGAATTTTTCTTAACCTTGGAGATAAAGAAGTTAAGAACAAAACTTTCAGAGATACTAAACCAATTAATCATATAATATATTGGTTTGATACTAATGTATTATGTAAAATAAACTGTGAAAAAAAATCTACTTTAGACGTGAGAATAAGAATAGTTTGTGGAATGATTAATAAGATATCACCTAATACTCTATCTCCTGATTTAAAAAGAGAATTCATGGAGTGTATATGGGATTCTTATAAGCAATTCTATCAAAGCTATATAGATTGGTACTGTTACTGGATTGTAGGAGTACCATTCTAGGATATAGGGCTTTGATTAGCCCTATATTCACTAAGAGATAAAGGATGTGGGTGAGATTCCCTTAAGTGCTCGCGAGATAGTAATTGCTTGAGCTGCCTGATACCAATAGGAGATGCGCGCGAATCCTATTGTCTCTAAAGGTATAAGTTTTTGATCGAACTTATACCTACTAAAGCCCGTAATTATGACAGATTTAGAAAAACAACAGATTTTTGAACTGATCAAACAGGCGAGAGAAGGCAAACAATCTGCCTTTACAAGGCTTTATAATAGGTTTGAAAGAACTATATATCTTACTATATACAATATAGTAAAGAATAGAGATGTAGCAGATGATTTATTATCTATTACATTTATTAAAGCCTTTAGTAAGCTAGATAGTTATGTTAACAATATTTCATTTGAAATGTGGTTAAAAACTATAGCTATAAATAGTAGTATTGATTATATCAGACGTATGAAAAAAGAAAAAGCGAACTATTGGATTGACGACGATGCCAACTCTTTGCAATTGAGTAACCAGGCCAGTTACTCTCCAGAAGACGATTATGTCTTTGCAGAGACAAGTGATGCTCTAGATAGTGCCTTGTCGCGACTTCGTTTTAAGTACAGAAATATAATTGAACTACGAACTGTTCAAGGTTTGTCTTACAAAGAAATCTCTGAACAATTGGGACTTTCTGAGTCTCAAGTAAAATCTCAGCTTAATAAAGCTAGAGATAAATTAAAACAATTGTTAAACAACAACTAAATTTACTAATTATGACAGCAGCATGGATTATTGTGTTACTTATAGTAGCATTTGTTTGTACTCGAATTTTTCGTAGTACAAAAATGTGGTGGATATTTATGTCTGCCATTATGGCTGGTCTATTAGTAGGTATGTTGAGTAAAGAAGCTGTAAAACAGTCTAAAAAGACAGGAGTAACAGCTTCTATTACTCAGCTAATTGATATTGTTGACAACGGAAATGATGCATGCACACAGTGCGTAGTAACAGTGACAGAAGGTTCTACTAGCCGTCCAGGAGCTGTGAGTTACATTGCATTATTTACTGAACCGTTTATGTCAGACATATTAGTTAGCAATCATATCACTAAGGGACGAGATTCACCTGACATAGAGGATGATAGTTGACCTCTCTAAAACACTATTAAATTAACTTATTTACTAACAATTTAAAACATTATCAAAATGTCAAAGAATAATAAAGGAGGAAATGCAGCAAAAGTTGCAACTGCAAAAGTAAGTCTAGCTGACAAAAAATTAGCTGATACTAAATCAGAGAATAGTAAAGCTGAGGATACTCAGCAAGTAGCTGATAATACTTCAGCAACCCAGGAGAAGAAATCTGCTCCAAAACCTGCAGCAAACTCTAAACAAGAAAAGAGTCAGGAAGTTTCTAAGAAAGAAACTAAGAAAGAGGAGAAGAAGGAAGAAAAGAAGCCTACCCAACAAACGGCTGATAAAGGAAAGAAAAGTCCAAAGATTCCTACAATAATTCCAGAAGTAGAAGAAAAAGTTGGTAAAATCCCTGCAATAGGAAATGGAATCCCTATTGGATCTAATCGCTCTTCTGCTGATGCGAAAGCAATGCTTGCGTATGTTGGTTATCAACGATTCATTAATAATGAAGAGTATAAGAACCAAAGTCCAGAATCATATGCAAATACAGCTCGATCTATCGACGCAGTATGGTTGCTTGGAATGATTGATATCAAGAATGAATTTGCAGAACGATCTGCTGCCGGTGAGTTTGTGTGTAAACTACCTGCTGAACAGATCTTCCGATTGCAGGATATTGCAGATTCTCTTGGCATTACTTTAGCTGAACCTAAAGCACTTCCGGGAAAAGAGAATGAAGGTCAATTAGCAATTGATTTCAATTCTCCAAATACTAAAATTCCTGATGAGTTGAAGGAAAACAAAGCTGAGGCTCCTACAAAACCTATTTCGCTTGATCCTAAGGACATCAATTCTCTTGAAGAATTAGCTGCTGTCCTAGATCATCTTATGCGTAAAGATCGCAATATTGCAACTAATATTGTTAACACAGTTGAATGGTATCGTGTATACTGTATCAACAAAGAAGATAATGCAGAAAAGAAGATTGAACTTGACAATCGCACTGTAGCAGAGTGGATTGAAGAGATCTTCCATATTATCAACAGTGTTCCACTAATGAATGGTCTTGGACGTACAGTATATTTATATACTGCTGCACAGGGTTCTCCGGTCTCCGCTCATTCCTTACTACATAAGCATATGGCACCATGTGGCTGGAGTGAAGAACAGATTGCAAGTACTTTAAAAGTACTGTTGCAAGAAAACTTCCGTTACAAACTTAAGAGTGATGAAAATCTGAAGGCAACTGACGATAAAGCACTTCAAGCAGTAATTGGAAATGTTGGTAGAAAGTATATTGATGATTTATTCAATACTATTTCTGCCGGTGTAACATCTAAACCAGGAGATAAAGACTACAGTGAACAACAAGAAGCACTCAAACTTGCAAAAAAGCAGTTTGATCTAGTAAGTCAGAACTATTTTCCAGAAGGACAGCATCCATCTAAAGATGAAGTTCGTATGAAGATAGGCCAGATTATCAATCTGTATCGTGATCCTATGGATCGTCTTGCAGAATACGAAGAAGGCATAATTACTCCTACTACAGGAGAGTTTCCTTCAAAAGAGGATAAGGTTGAAAAAAAAAGCTAAGCCAGATCCTTAAAATTTGGAAACAAATTATTACCTTTAGAAAGTTATTCACTAAATCATCATCAAAATGAATAGTAGAATCGTATCAGTAGTACTAATATTCTTTGCAAGTATTTATATTGGCTGGAATTTAGTAAATACTACTGAAGTAGTACAGGCTCAGCCTGTTATTCCTTCATATTTAGAATTAATGTCTATGACACATTCTAAAACAGAAGAGAAAAAGTCCGCGGGTATAGATACAATTAATGTATCAGTAGATATTAGTACCCACGAAGTATCCGTAAATGGAACAACGGACGCAATTGTAAATGTAACAACTACAGGAGAAATAAAACCTATAGTTAAATACAGAACCAAAGTAAAAGAAGTAAATACAGGGTTTCCAAAGGTAAGTAGTATAGCTAATTTACCAGAAGACACAAAACCACTTTCTCCTTTTACTAAAAAACAATAGTGATGAATAAGAAAAATTGCATTATGTTAAACAGTATGGCGCGTCTATCGCGTATCATACGTAACATTAAAGAAGCTAGACGAAATTTAGATTTCGCAATAGACCAATCAAACTACTTTATTGTGCAAGGACAAAGTACTAACTTAATTCAGGTACAAGCTAAAGCTAGTTGCGAGAATATCTTATTCGTAGAGCAGTACTTACGTTCGTCTGTAAGTGAGATTTGTGTTCGCTTGGACGGTTTTGACCCAGGACAAATGGATCCAATTGATTATATCAGTAGTAATGATATAAAAAATGGCATAGTAGATATATGCAGAGGTAAGAAAATAGTTGCAAATATTAACTTATCTTCAGGAGAAATTTTCTGTATAAAACCGGAGCAACTTAGTGTAGGGAAAGATAAACCCTCAGCGGAAAAAAGTTAATGATAATAACCGCTATATAAATACTATAATTATATCATAGTTCGAGAGGAGTAAAACTGTAGCGTAAATCACTCCGGCAGTCACAGGAGGAAGTTTTTTAAGTACTACTGCGTCAGGAAGTTTGTGTTCATTTACACATAGTCCAAAAAGATACAGAATCCGAGAATATGTTAGCTGCAATCACAGTGAGATACACAAAAGGTAGGATAATAACTTATACTGGTGAAAAAGGTATGAGAAAACAGGAGAGGGTGAATAACCTGTACTGTTAATATGAGAACCGTCTGGTGATATTAAAAGTGAAGAACCCGTAATAAGGAGCAACAAGAAGATACCCTAATTACAAACTAATTCAAACGGAACGAAATCCGTATATTCGTATGCATTAATCAAAATGTGATTCAAAAAGGAATATAAACACGATGCTGAAACAAGAACAAAGGGTTCTTGGATAATCCCTTGGAAAAGGATTATCAAACAACATTATGGCTGACTAACGCAACAAGCGGGCTCCAACCTCGCTTCATACAAAAGTGCAACTATGCGTCCTGATTGGAAAAATAGGCTAACTCTAGTGTTTTTATGATAACTGGTTCATAATATAAAGGGAGTAATTACTGATACTAATGTAAGGATAACCGTGTTATGGTACATACTTATACAAAGTAAAGATATGAAGGCTGGACATGCAATGATCCGGGGAGTGAAGCTACGTGCAGATCCATGATCCGACTGATTACCAGGGAGCAGGAGCCAATCCTGTGCGCTACCGTAACTAGCGTGCCGCAAAAGAATTTACGTATAAGGGATGAGGTATATGAGATTGATACCGTCTTTCAAGTCTAAAGTGACTCACGTGCTTATTCGTTCGTGTGAGTATAATTGAATGAGGAATGAATAGACAAAGATGTCTAAGCGGTTTGAGGGCGCAATAACCCTGATTCTAGTTGTCACGTACCTTTAGCAAGTATGATTATGACATAAAATAATACTAAGGAGAGGCTTTGAAACTCCTTCTAAAAAACAGCAGAGCTTATGTCTTTCAAGATATGTAAAGACTAGTTAATTATGAGCATCGCTTCTATCCTAGAAGAAGAGAAGTATTAACTAAAAAAACAAATAAGTAGCAGAGTAGGTGATGAGAGCTGCTGTGGGATAGAATCTCACAACCAGAGACCGTTGTTCTAGATATGAAGAATATCTACTACTTAAACTGAAAAGCTAAGCTGAATAGGATCAGCTATTGGTAAAATGTATCCTAAATTAAATTAACAAGATCCTTAATAGTCGGCTGTCTATTAAGCTAATTGGGAAGTTCAATGGTAGTATAGCGTTCTTAAACTTCTGTTGTAAGGAAGTAAATTACAAGTACGAGCCACCCCGACTGCCAACCGTTATCGCTGACATTAGAAACTCCTAAAGTATATATTGCAAGTATATACGTAAAGAGAACGCTGATTCGTTAATAACCTGTCGTCTATCACCCTGTCTCGGTAGATTAAAGGACGAAGTACTTAACTTGATAGTAACAACAATCAAGCAACAAGGAAACGATGAGAGGTGGAAATCCTCGTGTTCGCGCAGTTATAAACAACAAATCCTATGCATGGTATGAGTGGGTCATGCTTTAAGCAATGAGCTCATGAGTTGGTAACGTTAGATAAATGACCGTAATTCTATGAATTTCGATAATACGGAAATACCAGGTAGACTTACTTAGTCGATGATCTGTGTCTTTTATATTGCAACTAATAGCGATATAAAATAACGGTGAGGGGTGCGTTAAGCATCGAAAAAATTGAATCTTAACCGTCGAAACGGGACGTTAAAACATATTGTCAGAAAATTTATCAGAGAATTTATCAAAAGATATTTTCAAATAAATTGATATTTATTATTTTAGTACTTAGTAGATTATGTGATTGAATTCACCATTACCAATTTGTAATGCTATAAAATAATCGAACAGTAGAGAGCATTAACTTATTATTAACTTAAAAACTAAAAATGATCCGTATTGGTATATCAAGTACGGACTCAAGAAGGGAACATTTTTTATGGAACAAAATAGTAAAATCCATATGGTTACTCCTAACACGGAGTTAGCTTCTATTATGGCTCGATATCGGCAAGTTTGTAAAAAGTATGGAGAATACTTTAGTAGCCAGATCTATACGATTGTATCGCACAACCCGGATCTGAAGTGGAAAGAAGATGTTCAGAATGACAAGAACACCTTACGGAAGGATGTCCGGATTTTCATAGTCAAACCTATTGATATTACAGGTATTGAACTTTGTGAAAAAGACTTTGACGGTCATCCAAAGGTAATTCTGAATCCGAAGTCTCAGGATCCGTCACTAGTATTTGATCTTGCTGAACCGAACTTCCAGAAAGCAACCCGGGAAAGTGTAATGGCCTGTATTGCAACATTAACTAAGCCAAACGATCCAACAAATCCCACAAGACCTATTTTCTTTGGTCCTTCTGAACTTCCGCAGTTGAATACATGCCTGAAGATGCATAACTCATCCATTCTGAATTTCTATGAGGAACAGGCCCGTAAGAATATGCAACTTGCAGAAACTGTTCGGAACATCATGGACCAACAGGATCGTGCTCAAGTAGAGTACTTACGGCAGTGTGGGATCACTAACGAAGATCAGGTAGAAGTAAACGTAACTATCGAACAAGCCCAGGGATAAGTAAGTTATGAATAGCAGAATTTCTCCTATAAGAGTAGAGCTTCTGCGAATACTTATTTGCTCAGAGCCAACAATTCTCAGCAAAGTTCAGATTCGGAACGGAGCTGTAATTGAAACTCCTAAAAAGGTTCAAATTAAAGAGAATGGAACCGTCTATTTTTATTATGGACGTGGACCAATTTGGTGGCAAAGATGCTGTAATTCTTATGAATCGGTAAGTATTATAGATGCATCAATTCGTATAGCAGACGCAATTACTGGATCTAATGGATCCAGAAATGATGTTGCTTTTGACGGAATTACTAAAAGTATTCTTGATAAAGCTGTAAAAGAACGCGACTTCGACTGTGTAGTAGATATTTTGTTTGATAGTATGAGGAATTGTTCAGACGGGGAACTACATTCTAAATATATCAATCAGGAAAATGCAAAAAAATATGCAGAAGAACAACGTGAACAGTATAAACACGAGTACAGTCTTGACGGTGATGTTGAGATTGGCGTAGGTGTA